AACAATTTACTTGGTCATGAAATACCATATAAGGACGGGGACTTGTAGTAGCTAAAGTATTAACCCAACTAAGATTTTTACCACTCATACCTGAATTTACAAGAGTTGAAGTTCCCCCAGTAATTTTATAAAGATTTGTACCAGCACCTGCATATAAATTATTATTAAACGCCCAAAGCCCATTACCATCAGCAGGAAGTGCAGGGGTAATTGGATAAGAAGCTTTGCCTGGTCTTTTAATTACTAAAGATCTATCAGGATAAGTTTCTTTAAAACAATTAACCATTTTAGAATCTTTATTAGTACTATTAGTGCGAGACTTTAAGGCAATTGCTAAACTAGCATTAATAACAGGCATTAACGGAAGCTCCTATTAAATCCACCTCTTACATCTGGTTGGAAGAATGTTGAAGTCCATTCAATATCCCAATCCATTAATTCATTTTTAAGCATTAAAGCTTTTTGTTCATAGTATTGTTTATCATTTAAAGTCTTTTCATAGTCTGATGCAAGCTCAGCAACCATTGCCCATTTAAGAGCTAAAAACCATTCTGATGGAAAATCAAAGTTTTGATTAGGTTTAGTAATGTCCATGATAGGACGTTGCACTGTGAGATGTAACTCATAATTTGTAGCTGTAGCTGTATTAGGAGTTAAGAAAACTTTAATCTCACCATAATCTCTCCAAGGCTTATAGTATACAGTATTAACATTACCTTGTGATTGTTTACTACCTAAAATATTATACTCTTGTTCTGAGATAAGAGTCATTGGCATGTCTGTATATACATTTAAAAGAGTGTCAACAGTAACAGTAGCAGGTGTTGCAAAACCACCTCCAGATATTGTTAATACATCGCCTACAGCATAATTACTTCCACCATTATTAGCAAGAGCAACTTCTGTAACATAACCTGTTCCTAATGTAAGATTACCACCAAACGTTAAGTTAAAACCAGCACCAGTTCCATTTCCACCAGTAGCAGATGCAGGGTTAGAAGGAGCTGAAGAATAACCAGAACCAGCTGATGTTAAAGAGATCTCACCAACAGAGTTAGTGGTATTAGACATGTTTCTTAAAAAAGCTTGAATAAGTCTTAAAGGTTTATCAGCATTATAATCATACAAAGCTGAGGGTCCTATAGTATAAGCAGTTTGATTAGCAACCATTGGAATTGTATATTCAACAACTGTCCAAAGTTTAATACCTTCTGATTGCCACTTCTTTAAAATAAGGTTTAAAGAAAAAGAAGCATTCTCTAAAGTAGTAGCTGAAGGTTGAGCACCTTCTTCAAGAACTGCTAAACTACGTAAAGCAGCTGAAATAATTTCATCTCTTGTAACGGTAAAGGTAGTGGTTCCTGATACGGCCATAATTATTCCTTGTTTTTACCTAGTAGTTTTTGTACTGTTTTAGTTTCGTAAATACGAATAGTAGTCCATATAATAGTAAATAAAGCTGCAATAGCAGGCAATACTTGCATTATAGTTCCTACTGCTGTAGCAATAGATGCACCATCAATTACATGTTTAGTTGCATCTGTTAAATGTTCGTGAGCCATTATAAGTCCTTGGGTTCCCAGCCGTATATCTCGGCTATTTGATATGTTAGTTTATAGAAGTTTTTGTTATGAAGCTCATATCTTTTACCTTGAAGGTATAAAATAAGATGCACTATCTCATGTGCCATTGTTTTTTCTAAGGTTTGTAGTTGACTCATCTTAGCTGAACTAATTGTAATACAATGAGGTTCAGGTTGATATTGACCGTACATAGACGGATCATCTACTACTAAAAATTCTATCTCGGAAGGTCTTGGTAACTTATACTTGTTGAAAGGTGGCAGGTTACATAACATCCTATAAACTGCTTTACACGACTCAACTGTAATTAAGTTCATAGAATCAATATGGACGTGTGCCAGCTTTATCTATAATTAGTACTTGTTTGCGTGGTTTATCTGCAAACTTGTTAGGTATGGATATATGTACCCATGAATCAAACTCTCGAATAAGTTGGTCATACTCAAGGTTTGTTTTAAGTATCTCTTTAACAATGTTATCAGGTGTTAAGCCTGGTACCTTAATATCAGCAGCACAACCAATACAATGCTGTGATGTAGGTTTACTTCCTATTGCAGTATTTACTTCTGGTGATCTATAAGCAGAGTTAACCATAATTGGTCTACCTAGTACTCTACGAATCTCTTCTAAAAACCTAGCTAGTCTAACAAGATTAGCTTTAACTTCTTCATTAGGAGTATTGTCTAAACCTTTACGTTCAGCCATCTCACTTTGAGTTAACTCTTCTAATGTAAAGTTAGGAGTTAGTTTCATTTCTTTTTAATATAGAATAGGCTACGTTCACCAAATAAATAGAATCCTACAGCTGAGGCAAAGTTATCTACCTCAGGAGTTGCAGTTCCTGCTACATGCATATATACCCATGTAGAAAGCACAAGAAGGCCTATTAGAGGCCTCATTAATCTAACAATGGCTTCTACCCAAGGGTATGAAGAATTACCTGCTCCAGCATCATTCATAACCTTAAAAAACTCTAAGTCTATGTTTTTCATCTGAGCATACTGTTCTATAGTTGCAGGTTTAAATTGATCAGGTGCTATAAACTTATTAATAAGAGACTTACCTAAGTCCATTACTACAGGAGCAAATGCTGATAATATTGTTATAGGATCCACTTAAATTATTTGTCCTGTTTCATTATCAATTATATCAGGTTCTGGTGGAAATGGTTTAATAGTATCATCACTTGGATCATACCAAAATTGATCTGCTACAACATTATCTGCACATGATGTCCAAAATAATGGGCTACCCACTTCAAATGTTTGACCATCTAATACCACTTGAGCCACACGATAACCTGTTTCTCTTGGTTCGTTAGGACTAATTAAAGCTTGCTTTGACATATTTATTTATCCTTTATTAATATTCTACAATTACAACACCAGCCGCACCTGCACTTGACGTTCCAGGACCTCCTGAGCCACCACCTCCATAAAGAATACCATCTCTACTAGGACCCATAACACCCGCTTGTCCTAAAAGAGAACCACCACCACCACCATTCTGAGCAGCTAGAGGAGCAGGTGGTGTAATATCACCACCTCGACCACCTGTAAATAAAATAGTCCCTGCTGACCCTGCACCACCCACCCCTCCAGGTCTATTAGGTGTACTTGGTGCCCCTGTGCCACCTGTAGCAGAAGCTAAAGTACCAAATGAAGAAGTTCCTCCTGATGTTCCTGCACTAAGAGCAGTTGCTGAAGCCCCACCTGTTCCAACAGTTACTGCGTAAGGAGTAGAAACTGTAACAGGACCTACATAAATAGCCGCCCCACCACCGCCGCCACCACCGCTAGTGGCACCTGCACCAGGAAAAGATGACCCTGAAGCGCCTCCACCCACAACAGTTATTTTAATTTGTGTTGTAGTAGCCGGAGTTGTAAATGTTCCAGGGGCAGTAAATACTTGCATATTTTGAAAACCACCAGAAAGCGTATTAGCAATTGTAATAGAACCTGTACTATTAGTAACTGATATACCTGTACCAGCAGTTAATGTAGCTTTAGTTAAGGTGTTGCCTGTTGTATTACCAATTAGTAGTTGACCATTAGTATAAGAAGATTGACCTGTACCACCTTGAGCTACTGATAAAGGAGTTGTTAAACCAGTTAATGATGTAATGTCAGAGTTAGCAGCTGACTTAGCAGCAGCCATAGCTGTACGAGTACCCGCTTGATCTGTAAATACTGGAGCTGCAGTAAATGTTTGAGTTGTAGCAAAAGTGTTAGTAGAATCTAATTGTGGGAAATTAAGAAGGTCAATACGATTTAAACGTAGTTCAACTTTATCACCAGCACTCCAAGCAGTACCTGATGTACCATCTTGTCCACGAACAATAGTAAATGTATCTGTAGACCTAGCTGTTACTTTAATAATTTCTACTGCACCAGCATTGTTAGCTATAGTACAATAAAAGTATTGAGAACCTGCTAAAGTTGGAAACTCTGCACCATCCCCTGTAGCAACTGTTAAAGAAGTAGCAATGTTAGTAATTCCTGAAGCTAATGTAGTTGCTGCATTATTTGTAAATAAATTTAATCCTGGCATGATTATTATCCTATTGTTTTGACGTTAATTGCTGTTGCGTTTAGTTCTTGGTTAAATGTAACATTATTTATCTTAAGAGTTGTTAAACTACTTTTAGATCCTTGAGGAACAGATGTTAAAGTACTCGTAAAATTAAATGGTATAAATGAGTTAGAAGGTTCACTTCTTAACCATGGAGCTATTTGAGTATCTTTTTGTCCTCTTACAAAGTCTTGTGGTTGACGGATTTCCCAATCCTCATCACAACACATAAGACCATCCCAACGTTTTTTAAGGTTGGTAGCTTTAAACTTACGACCACAAACATCGCATATAGTTAGCCAATCTCCCTTATCATACCGTGGTAAGTAACTCACTTACTTTCTCCTATACATTCATTGGAGAAAGAACAGGAAGATCACCTACAATAGTATACACATTTGTAGCTGATGTTGTAGCAGTCATTTGAAGACGATAAATAACACCATCTAATCCCCCTGATATTCTTTGAGCTACTTGTGATCCACTTATAGAAGGACTACCTACTAAAATGGCACTTGGGGTAGGGTCTGTACCTTCTTTAACTTCTACAGTACATGTAGCTGAAGAAATCGTTTCTGTTGTACCTAAGACTGGGGAATAGTCAAAAGTAAACTGTTCGTTTTCTGTGGTTATTTTATATGAAAATGAGCCACTCATATTTTGGAATCCTTATTAATAAATAATGTTCTAAATTTAACAGAGGTTACTTGTTTCAGTTTAGAAGAAGCCTCTATAATAGTATCAAATCTTATCTTAGCTTGGTCTCTAATAGAGTTTCTAGCATATATTACCTTGTTTTTAGCAAAGTTAATAAATGATAAAACAGAAATTATTAAAGTAGTTATTACATTTGATACTATAGTTAATTGCTTATTAATAAGCTTACTTAATATAATACCACAATTTACTGAAATTGTCAATACTTTTATTCGAGCTCTTATAATACTAGCTGTAATTGTAGACACTACAGACAGTACTTTAGTATATAAAAATCCTTTAGCTAAAGTAACAGTTTGTGTTACTGTATCTAATAATGTGATACTTACAGCTTTAATAACATCATAAGCAGTTACAACAGACTCTACCGCAAGAAGTACTGGTCTAAAAAAAGCTCTTACAACAAGCTGGGTATACTACTGCTAGTATATGGTGTGATACTTTTAATACATCTCCTG